ATAACAGTTGTTGCTAGGCAAGCGGTTAACGCATCAGCAACTTTTGATAAATTAAAAATAAGACTAGGTTTGCTTACTAAAGAAAGCGGATCGTTTGCAAAATCATTACAGATTGCGAAAGATGCTCAGAAAGCATTTGGATTAAGTACTATTGAAGCTCTTGAGGGAGTTACAGATATAACAGCAAGATTAGCTCCATTAAAAGTTGGTGTTGATGATATTAGAACTGTATTTTTTGGATTTAATACGGCTGCAAAATTGGCTGGTGCATCAGCGATAGAATCATCAAACGCATTTAGACAACTAGCACAGGCTCTCGGCTCAGGAAGACTGGCTGGTGATGAATTTAGGAGTATTTCAGAACAAGTGCCAACAATCCTTGCACCAATAGCAGAAGAACTTGGAGTAAGTATTGGAAAGCTTAAAGAATTAGCGGCTGAAGGTAAGTTGACAAGTGATGTTGTTCTTAGAGCTTTGGGAAGAGTAGGAAAAGAGGGAAGCGGTTTCTTGGAAGAATTACTTGCAAATGATCCTACACAGATATTTAAAAACTTTCAAAATGCAACACAAGATCTTGCTATTGCTTTTGGAACTGAGTTAAGACCAGCAGTTGAGGGTGTGACAAAATTATTGACCAATTTAATAAATGGAATTTTAGAATTTGTTGAAACAGATGCTGGACAGGCTGCAATTTTAATTACAAAAATTGCTGTGGCTGTTAAATTATTGGGCGTTGCTATTCCTATTGCAACAGCCGCATTTAAAGGTCTTTTGATTTCTGTCAATGCAGTTGGTGTTCAAAGCCTTATAACCTCTGGAGGTCTTACTGCTTTGCAAACATCTGCACTGTTGGCCGCTGGTGGTATAGGAAAGACGACTCTTGCTCTTGGAGCATTGAAAATAGCTATGGCAACAACTGGAATAGGTTTGCTTGTTGTTGGTGTTGGGGCTTTAGCAACTGCATTTATGAAAGCCAGAAGAAAAGCAAAAGAGTTTCAAGAGTTGATAGCTGAAGGGCAGGGAGAAGAAGTAACAGACGCTATTGAAAAACAAAAAAAAGCCGTTGAAGAATTAGAAAAAAGATTTGAAAAAGCAAGAGGAAATGCCAAAAGAGGTGCAAAAAGAGCTTTGGAAGAGGCTGAGGCTCAATTAAGAATGTTAGAGGGAAGGCAAAAAACTCTTGAATCTGAAGAAAAAATTACTGAGGCCAAGAAAAAACAAAATGAAGAAAATAAAAAAGCAGAAGAATCTTTAAAAAAACAACAGGAAGAGACAGACAAATTAAAAGATAAAATGACAGAAGTAGGAGAAGAGATAGAAAGCAGTATAAAGAACAATCTTAAGGACGCTATAACTGGTGCAAAAACCTTTGGAGAGGCCATGACAGGCGTGTTAAATCGTATTAGAGACAAAATCATTGAGTCACAAATAGAGAAGCTTTTGGGAGGTTTTGGAGAGGCTTTTGGTGCGGGTGCAAGCGGTGGAGAGAAAAAAGGACTTGGAGGATTTCTTGGTGGAATACTTGGAGGATTGTTTGCAAATGGTGGTCAACCACCTGTTAACAAAATTTCTGTAGTTGGTGAGAGAGGGCCTGAGCTGTTTGTTCCAACTTCAAAAGGCACAATTATTCCTAATAGCGGTATCGGTGGCAATTCAGTCACAAATGTCGTCACTGTAAACGTAGATGCAAAAGGCTCCTCAGTGGCGGGTTCAGACGCACAAGGCAATGAATTAGGTCAACAGATTGCGATTGCTATACAATCAGAGCTAGTTAAGCAAAAACGCAAAGGGGGATTATTAGCATAATGGCAACTTTTCCAAACATCAGCCCTCAATATTCCACTCAGGAAACAGTCAATCAAGATAATAATGTTGTAAAGCTGGGTGACGGATATCAACAGCGTTTGGTTTTTGGATTGCCAGCAAATAAAAGACTTATTTCTTTAAATTTGACTTTTAACGTAAATCTTACACAGGCTCAACAAATTGATGATTTCCTAGATGCAAGATTTGATGATCAAGAAAGTTTTGATTTTACTCCGCCAAATCATTCATCAGCATTGAAATTTGTTTGTATGAGCAGAACAAGAACAGCCATACTGTCAAATCGAGTAATAATGAATCTAAGCTTTGATCAAGTAGCAGAACCATAATGCCAATTCCTACCTCAGAACTGCAATCAATTAATCCAAGTTCCTTGATAGAACTTTTTAAATTAGAGCTTGTTGAAGGCACACACTATGCAACAGGCAACCCCTCGTCAGTTCCGACAGTTTTTAGATTTCATTCTGGAACAAGTATGAATAGCAACGCCAATATTGTTTGGCAAAACGAGACATATCAAAGATTCCCAATTACTGCGACTGGGTTTGAGTTTACTGGGTCAGGACAAATTCCTAGACCAACTTTGCAGATGAGCAATTTAGGAGGAATTACAAGAAGTGGAAGTGTTATATCAGTCACAGATTTATTAATAATCGTAAATACAACAACCCCTAATAATGATTTGCTAGGAGCTACATTGAGAAGAATCAAAGTATTAGCAAGCAGTCTTGATAATGCAAATTTTACTGGAGGTTCAAACCCTTTTGGAACACCAAACAGTAATGAATTACCTCAAGAAATTTTCCAAATAGATAGAAAAACTATTGAAAGCAGGGACATAGTAGAATTTGAATTAGTTTCAAGACTTGATACTGAGAACAAAAGAATACCAGCAAGACAAATTACAAGAAATGAATTTCCAGCAGTATCGTCATTCTTAAATAGATAAAATGGAACAGTGGAAACTTGATGCTTTTGATCACGCTAAAAGATGCCAACCTCTTGAGAGTTGTGGCATTTTGGCAAAAAATAAAGGGGTTTTAGAATATTGGGAATGTAACAACGTAGCAAAAAATAATCCAGAATATAGTTTTGTGATTGAACCTCTAGATTGGGCTGATTGCGAGGATAGTGTTGACGAAATTATTGGAATTGTTCATAGTCACCCTGATGGTGATTTTGAATTTAGTGATAATGATATAGCTAGTTGTAATTATTTAGATGTTCCTTTTTATCTTGTAGAACCAGAAACACAAAGTATTATTCATATAGAACCTCAAGAAACATGAAAAAAATAAGAGTTTATGGAAGATTACGAAAATTTATTGGTCAGGCTGAATTAGAAGCTGAAGTATCTAGTCCTCTAGAGGCATTAAGTTTTCTTAATTGTAATTTTAAAGGTGTTGAAGAACACATGGCTCAACAACCATATACGATAATTTGTGGAGATATTACGATTTCAGAAGATTTAATAAACTTACAAACAGACTCTGACATAAAAATTATTCCGCTTGTTCATGGTAATTTCTTTTCCTTCTTTGTTGGTATTGGTTTGAAAATTTTTGCAAAAAAAGTTGTTTTACCAAAATTATTGACAACCATTATTTCTACAGTCGCAACTCAAATGATTTTTAATGGAATAAATAATCTTTTGACACCACAAAGACAAAACAATAGAAGTGCAGCTTCAGATATGGATAGGCTTGATCCTTCAGCTTTTGCGTCAAATTATTCTTTCACTGGCCTCACTAATGTCAGTCAGGCTGGAGTTCCAGTCAATTTGGTTTTCGGAGAAATCTTGGTCGGCTCTGTAACAGTTTCTAATGGTGTTGATACAGTGCAAGTAGAGGGTACAAATTAATGAGCATCAAAGAATTTGATCAAAATACTACCTTAAGCAATCCAGATCTCCCCAGTGATGCCTTATCAAGTAAACAGTTCATCACCATAGTTGACGTTATATCGGAGGGAGAGATTGCTGGTTTTGCGACACCACACAAAAGAGGAATTGCAACTACAGATGCCGCATATAAAACAGCTTGTAAGACCGATATTTTTCTTAACAAGACACCAGTACTTAATGTTGCATCAGGATTGACAGATGCTGAGTTTTTGGCAAAAGTTCAAAACCCTGATGACACTGATTTTAATTTCAATAATGTAGGTTTTGACTTCAGACTTGGCACAGCTTCACAGTCGTTTATTGCTGGAGTAAAAAATATAGAAAGTGAGAATCCTATCGGAACACCAGTTACTACTTCCAGTCCCATAACTCATACAGTTTCTAGTACAAATATAAATGCTGTAAGAGTGACTGTAAGATTTGGGTCTTTGCAAAAATTTGAAGATGATGGAGATATAAGTGGAGTTGAAGTCCAACTAAGAATTAAAACTATAGAAAATAACGGAACTACAACTACTGTTATTGATGACACTGTAAAAGGTAGATCCACAAACGCATATTTCAGAGACTATTTAGTAAATTTTTCATCTACCACATCATTTCCAGTGCAAGTAAGACTTGAAAGAGTTACTGCTGATAGTACTGATTCAACCCTTGTTAATGCTTTTAGTTTTCATTCAGCAACAGACATTATTTTTCAACAAAATGCTTATCCAAATACTGCTCATGTTGCTCTTAGGTTAGGGGCAGAACAACACCCAAGAGTCCCAAATAGGGTGTTCAGATTAAGGGGGATCAAAGTAAAAATTCCGCACAATGCAACTGTTGATCTTGCAACTGGACGAATAACATATTCTGGAACATTCAACGGAACATTCAAAACCAATAAAGAATGGACAACAGATCCAGCTTGGATTTTGTATGACGTTTTAAGCAATGACCGCTATGGCTGTCAAATACCAGAATCAAGTTTGAATAAATTTACTTTTAAATCAGTCAGTGAATATTGTGGACAGTTAGTTGATGATGGCAAAGGAGGACAGGAGCCACGCTTCTCACTTAATGTAAATATCACTCAGCAACAGGCCGCATTTGATCTGGTCAATGATCTTTGCTCTGTGATGAGGGCTATTGCTTTTTATAATGCTGGCAGTATTTCTATAAGCCAAGATTCCCCAAAATCGCCAACATTTTTATTTACAAACGCATCAGTCACTGAGGAAGGTTTTACTTATACAGGTTCAAGCCTAAAAACAAGACACACTGTCATAAATGTATCTTATTTTGATTTAGAGACTCAAGATATTGATGTTGAGACAGTTGAGGCTGATGCCGCAACTCAGGCAAAATTTGGCGTGGTCATAAGAAATATCAACGCATTTGGGACAACTTCAAGAGGTCAGGCTCAAAGGTTTGGAAAATGGTTTTTATATAACGAACAAAATACTGGAGAAACGATTGCATTTACAACAACCATTGATGCTGGAGTAACAGTCAGGTGTGGTGACATTATTGAGGTTTCTGATTCCTTAAAAGCTGGAGTAAGAAGAGGAGGAAAAATCAAATCTGCAAATGGTACATCAATAACTCTAGATGATTTTGAAAATACAGATATTCCGAGTTTAGGTTCGTCACCTACTTTGTCAGTTATGCTCCCAGATAATACTCTTGAAACAAAAAATGTTACTAATATTTCTAACAATGTTTTGACAGTTCAATCAGCCTATTCATCAAACCCAAACCCAAATGCTGTTTACATCTTAGAATCTTCCAGCCTCGTAACTACAACATGGAGAGTTTTAAGCGTAACTGAAAATGATGACTCGACTTTTAATATTACTGCTTTGAGTCATAATTCTGGCAAATATGATTTTGTTGAAGATGGAACACCATTACCAGTTAAAAGTATTTCAACCTTGACTGAAATAAAACAACCTCCAACTGGTTTGAGGGCTGAGGAAAAAATTGTAGAAATCAACAAAAGAGCAGTCACAAAAATTATGGTCGATTGGCAAAATGTAGCTGGTGCTTCAAAATATAGAGTTTATTACAGATTTAATAATGGATCTTTTAGTCAGATAGAAACAACTTCAAGTAATTTAGAAATATTAAACACAAAAGAAGGTGATTATGAATTTAAAGTTTATACATACAATGCTTTAGGTGAACCCTCTCCAACTGCAACAACTTTACTCTTTAAAGCAGATGGTTTTTCACAACCACCAGAATCAGTTTCAAATCTTACTCTTGAGCCAATAGATGATACGCAAGTAAGGCTTAGATGGACACAGACAACCTCGATAGATGTGAAATTTGGGGGGCAAGTGTATATCAGACATTCTCCCAGAACAGATGGATCAGGTACTTTTTCAAACTCAACTGACCTTATTCAAGCAATTTCTGGAATAGCAACTGAGGCAGTAGTCCCCGCAAAATCTGGTGAGTACGTTTTAAAATTTCGTGATTTAAAAGGAAACTTTAGCACCACTGATGCGAGTGTGATATTAGTGACACCTACTTTGAAGGAACAATTAGCTTTACCACAGCAACGTGAAAATCCTAATTTTTCTGGAACAAAAACAAATCTCACAGTCGCACAAAATCAATTAAAGCTTACAGATCCCGCTGTTAACGCTACTGGTCAATATACATTTCAAAATGTTTTAGATTTAGGGGGTGTTTTTAGTTTAAAAATTAACTCCCATATTTTGAGTGTTGGTGCAAACTTATCTAATTTATTTGATTCGATACCAGATTTTGATGCAGAAAAAAATATTGATGGAGGTGCAGTTGATAATGTAAATGGTAATTTATTTGTGCGAGTAACAAATGACAATCCCTCAAGTTCTCCTACTTTTGGAACTTACAATCAAGTTCAAAGTGGAACATTTAGAGCAAGAGCATTTGATTTTAAATTAGAAGTCGAATCAGAAAATGCGAATGAAAACATTTTGATTTCAGAATTAGGATTTGACGCTTTCTTAGAGGCAAGAACAGAACAAAGTACAACTTTGATTGCATCTGGGGCTGGCCCAAAAGATGTGGTTTTTGCTGCTCCATTCTTCACAGGTACTTCAGCAATCGGAGGAAGTACATCAGCTTATCCACCAAGTATCGGAATTACTCCACAGAACATGGGCAGTGGAGAGTTCTTTGAAATAACCAATATCACTGGCAGTGGTTTTCGGATAACATTTAAAAATTCATCAAACACCGCAATAAATAGAAATTTCTCTTATTCAGCGGTAGGATATGGGCGTGGAGGTTAATTAAATGACAAGAGTAGTTGCTACAGGAAAAGAAACAGGAAGTAACTTTTCCCCAGCTAACGGAACTGGATCTGTTGTAAGGACTGCAATAAAAGATGTACTGGAATCACTTAGAACTGTTAATAGTGCCTCTGGAGATCCCTCTGGGGCTGCTAATTTAGCTGCTTTTCAGCTTCATATTGATTCAGATACAAATTTACTTAAGATAAGAAATGCAGCGAACTCAGCTTTTATTACTCTTGGAAATGTAAGTCAAACAAATTTAGGTCTTTTGCCTTTAACAGGTGGTACTTTGTCAGGAGTTTTGAGCTTTACTCAAGTTGGTTCAGCGTCAGCACCATCTCTCAATCTTGGAGACAGCACAACTGGTCTTTTTAGGAGGGCAAGCAACCAAGTTGGATTTTCTTTTGCGGGGACTGAAAGAATATTCTTTGATCAAAATGGAGTAAATCTTAAAGGGACAAAAGCTGTTCGATTTTTTGATAATGATGATAGTCACTACATTGAACTAAAGGCAGGGACTGTCACTTCAAATAGGGCAGTAACTTTTCCTGATGCGGCTGGAACTTTAGTGACTGAGGGTTCATTGCTTACAGTATTACAGAGTCAAAATTTATCCTTACGCACATTATTGCCACAATCTAATAATTCTTTTGACTTAGGCTCAAGCACTTTAAGATGGGCTAATTTATTTGTTAATGACTTTAATTTATCTAACGAAGGTCACAAGAATGACGTTGACATGACTTGGGGGAGTTATACTATACAGGAAGGACACAAAGATCTTTTCTTGTTAAATAGAAGAACTGGAAAAAGATTCAAATTTGTTTTACAGGAGGTCGATTAATGGCAATTAATACATCAAAAGGAACACTTGATGATCCAGTTTTACAAATTGTGAGAACATCATCAGATAGTTTTCAGTCAGGTAGTACAAACAACTGGAATACTAATCCTGTCGGAACTCTTAGTATTACTCCAAAAAATTCTGGCAGTTTAATTGTTATCATGTACACAGCTTGCATAAGTGGAAATATGGGTGCTAATGATTGTGCTATAAGATTATTAAGGAACGGATCTGTAATTCAAAATGCTAATAATGGTAGAAACTTAATGGGTGCAATGCAATCTAGTTTTATTGCGTCAGGTTTTGCTGGTTCTAATTGTACTTGTACTTTTTGGGATAACCCTAGTACGACTAGCAGCGTGGGTTATCAAGTACAACATAGGCCGCAAACTGGTGGCGGTGGTACTATGTATTTTAATGGAACTGCTGCAACTTCTGGAGGTGACTCTTGGGGTTCTAGAAGTTTCTTAACTATAGTCGAATACGCACAAAACTAATGGCTTGGACAAACAACGAATTTGATGGCAAAAATATTAATATACATCACGCAATAGAGTCACTTGCGTCAAAGGATAGTATGTGGACACTTAACGATAATGATTGGAGTACTCTTTATTGGGATAGTGAAAATTCACAAGCACAGCCAACACTTGATGAGATAAAGGCAGAAATACAAAGGTTACAAACTGAATATGATGCAAAAGAGTATGTAAGAAAGAGAACCAGAGAAAATGATGGATCAACAACAGCTTATGCTGAAATATCAGAACAAATGGCAATGATTTATGACGATATTATTGCTGGCAAATTAGATTCAACAGGTAAGTTCTGCTCACATAATAAAAAAGTAAAAGACGAAAATCCAAAACCTAGCTAATGGCTATTAATCCAGCACAAAAAGATTTTACAGTGCAACGAAGGGCAGATTTTCCTCTGACTCTTACTTTTAAAGACGGAAACGGATCCGCAATAAATCTTACTGGATACACTGTTGCTGCCCAAGTTTACAGCGAAGATAGATCAACACTTTATGCCTCTTTCGGTGTAACTTATACAAACAGAACGACTGGAACTGTAGATATTAAGCTTGCAGATACACAAACTGCCACTTTTTCTCCAAATGAACTCAAGTATGATGTTTTATTAACACAACCTAATGGAGACAAATTTTATTATTTAGAAGGTACACTATATATAAGTGAAGGTTACACCACATGAGCAGTCCTAATTCTGTAACAGTAACTCAAGTTTCTGATGTAACTACAGTTGAAGTAACAACAGCGGGGCCACAAGGCCCAACTTTTTCATCATCAGGGGCAACTTTAGATGATTCTGCGAAAGTTAATGACTCAGTAGTGTATTTTGATTCATCTAGTGGTACATTTAAAGCAGATGCAACTACTACCAAACTAACTCTTGTCAATGGAGGAAATTTTTAGGCTATGTCTAACACTATAAGAATTAAAAAAAGGTCAGCCAGTGGGAGTGCTGGTGCTCCCTCTAGCTTATCTCCATCTGAATTAGCTTTTAATGAAGCTGATTTAAAATTATATTATGGTTTTGGTGATAATGGATCTACTCCACCATCTGCAAGCTCAATCATCACTGTTGGTGGTGCTGGTGCATTTTTTAATAAAACAGATGTAAGAACAGCAAATACTGTTTTGTCAGGCCCTACAAGTGGATCTGCGGCTGCTCCTACATTCAGAGCTTTAGTTGCTGATGATTTATTAAGATTAAATCAATTTAATGCTCCAAATGGTGCTGTAAGTCTCAACAGTCAAAAGATTACAAACTTAGCAACGCCGACAGCTGATGGTGATGCGGCCTCGAAACAATATGTTGATGGTGTTGCTCAAGGACTTGATGTAAAAGACTCTGTTAAAGCTACAACAACAGCAAATATTACACTTTCTGGAACACAAACAATAGACGGAATTTCTTTATCTGCTGATGATAGAGTTCTTGTTAAGGATCAAAACACAGCTTCAGAGAACGGACTGTATCTTTGCAAGGCAAGCTCATGGGTAAGGACTGATGACTTAGCTGCTGGGGCTGATGCGGCTGGTGCTTTTGTTTTTGTTGAGCAAGGTACAGTTAATGCTGAAAATGGTTTTGTTTGTACGAGTAACAAGGGATCAGCGGTTGTTGGAACTAATAATTTAACTTTTGCTCAATTCTCTGGTGCTGGACAAATAATTGCTGGTGATGGATTAGATAAATCTGGAAACACTTTATCTCTTGACCTTAAATCAAACGGAGGTCTTGTTTTTGAGTCAACTGAACTTGCTTTAAAACTAGATGCTAGTTCAATAACTGGGACTTTAGCAGTTTCTGATGGCGGAACAGGAGGAACATCAGCATCAAACGCAAGGTCAAATCTTGGCTTAGTGATTGGCACTGACGTTGAACCACATACAGACAAGCTCACAGAGCTTAGTACTATGGCTCAGACGACTGCTAATTCTTTAGCTGATTTAACTGCGGCTGAAGTGCAGATCCTTGATGGGGCGGTTGTAACGACTACAGAGTTCAACACAGTTTGTGATGGTAATACTTCGGCGACTTCAACGACTCTTGCTCAAGCAGATCGTTTTGTTTGTAATGATGCTGGAGTAATGAAACAAGTGGCCCTCTCAGACCTTGTGACTTTCCTTGAGAACGAAAGTGTTTCTGGTTTTAACATAGACGGCGGAACATATTAAGAGCTAGGAGGTAGAAGCTCATGGCTAATGAAATCAAACTAAAAAGAGGAAGCGGTAGCGATCCAAGTGCAAGTGATTTATCAGTTGGAGAAGTCGCATTAAGGACAGATAATGCAAGTTTATTTACCAAAAAAGATGATGGTAGTGTTGCAGAAATAGGGGCCGCTGCTGGTGTTAGTGATGGAGACAAAGGAGATATTACTGTCAGCAATTCTGGTGCAACTTTTACGATTGATAGTGGAGTCGTTACATCTGCCAAAATAGCAAATGACACTATTGTAAATGCTGATATAAATTCAAGTGCAGCGATAGCAGGGTCAAAAATTAATCCTAGCTTTACTTCTGGAATAACTATTACTAATACTGCTCCTTCACTTGCTTTTGTAGATTCAAATAATAATAGCGATTTCACTCAATATGTTGATGCTGGCGTTTTTCATATAAGAGATTCTACAAATAGTCAAAATAGAATTAGTATCGCATCAAATGGAACTACAACTGTTCAACAAAACCTAGATGTTGGTGCTGGTGTTGATGTCACAGGAAATGTGACTACGACTGGAAGCATAACGGCATCTGGAAGCATATCAACTACAGGTACTAATACATTTAATGGGGTTACTGTGATTGGAGGCACTTCAGTTAGTGGAGGAGAAGGTGGAGAGATTCAATTAACTCAAGCCCCAAATGGGTCATTGAATGGCTCTACTGTAAATATAGATATTAATGGCAATAATCTAAGAATTTTTGAAAGTGGAAGCAATACTCGTGGAGTTTTTATAGACCTTACCACTTGCTCTAACAGTGCTGCTGGCAAGCTATACCATAATGGCAATGATGGGGCTGGAAGTGGCCTTGATGCTGACTTACTAGATGGTGTTCAAGGTAGTAGTTACTTAAGGTCTGATGCTGATGACACATTTGCAGGGAATCTTACTGTTGATAATGGTACAAGCACTACTTTAAGTGTTAAATGTGATAATTCTGGTCTTGCCTTAATAAGAGCTAATGGTGATTCACAAGGTACTGGTGCTGTAGAAGTAGGTCAATCAAATAGTTATGGAGGCGGGATTGCATACAACGGAGACGGATCACCAAGTTTTGCAAGTGGCGAAAGTTCTGACCATATAACTTTTTATAGATTGGACAATGGAACTAGAACTGAAGTTTTTCATTATCCTTATAATTCAAATGTTGTTAATTTTAACTCTGTTCCAACAGTAGGCGGTACAAGTCTTGCTAGAACATCTGACAACATAACAGGAACATCTGGCGGTTTTACGGCTGGAAACGCATCAAATCTTAACTCTGGAACAATATCAGATGCAAGACTTCCAAACTCAATATCCTCAAGCATTACTGGTAACGCTGCTACAGCAACAAAACTAGCTACAGCAAGGACTATTGCAGGGGTTAGCTTTGATGGGTCAGCAAACATATCTCTTAACAACAATGCGATCACAAATGGAGCAGGGTATATCACTTCTGCTGATGGAGGTAACGCTGCAACTGTTGATGGTTTAGATTCAAGTCAGTTTTTGAGGTCAGATGCTAATGATACAGCAAGCGGAATTATAACCTTATCAAGTTCAAGTAGAGACTGTTTAAATTTTTCTGCTAACTCGACAGATGATAATAGGGGTATTGCTTTTAACGGAAGAATAGCTCTATCAGCAGACTATAATGATGGTTATTTAAGGCTAAATCAAGCATCAGAATTTAGTAATGGAGTTTACACTCCTTTAGTAATGAGGGCAGATGGTGGATTTAATGTAGATGGCACTACTGTAATTAATGGTTCTGGACAAGTTGTAGCGTCAAGAATAACAGGAGCTTTACCAGCTATTGATGGATCAGCATTAACAAACTTACCAGCTTCTGGTATTCCAGCATCAGGAGGTACGTTTACAGGAGATATTGCTGTTAGTGGAGGAGCAGGGGCCTTAACTGTTAATGCCAATAGTGATATAAGATTTACAAATGGAAACTGGACAGGAAACACATATGGAAAAATTCAACAACATGGTAATTCTCTTTATATCTCTGGCGGTTCACAATCTGATTTTTCGTTTATTTTTAGATATAACAATAATGATAGAATTTATATAAAAAGTAATGGAACAATATACCCTACAAGTAATAATTCAGCGGACTTAGGAACAAGTAGTCGAAGGTGGGCTAATTTATTTGTACAAGATATGCACTTTAGCAATAATGAAAGTAACCCAAATAAAGTAGATGGCACTTGGGGCGATTGGACTCTGCAAGAGGGAGAAGATCAGATTTATATGTTAAATAACAGAAATGGCAAAAAATATAAAATGAATTTAACTGAAATTGTTTAAATTTTAAAAATTGGTATTATAAAAAGAAAACATTATGCAAGCTATTACTGAAAAGCAAATTCTTGAATGGAAAGAGGAACTTGACAAACAAATAAAAACTAGAGATCACGCCAAAAAAGTCCTTGATGAAGCAAATGCAAACATCACCGCTTTGCAGGGCGGTATTCAGTTTGGGGAGTTGTTGTTGAAAAAGTCCGAGTCATCAAACCAGCAATCAGATATAATGGGGCAAGACCAACCAGCAAAAACAGGCACATCAAAGAAATAGGTGCTAGGGCCTTAATAAACGCTTGTCTCCACATAAAAAATGTTCCAGAAAATTGCAAATGTTCTATCAATTATCTCATTTTTGATGGTTTCGTCAATGAGTGTTTTTGCATTTATGGCCGTCAAATATATGCAAAGCCCTGAGTTTGAGAGGACATTGAAAAACAAAATCATGGGAAGTCTGGAGGATAAATTACCAGATGTTATGGGAGAAAAGATACCAAGTCTCACAGGGCCATCTATACAGCTACCAGAACCACCAAAGGTGAACAAACTTGGAAATCCCAAGAATTGAGATACCACAGATACAGATAAAAGAAATCTATATTCCCAGAACAAGAACATGGGAACAATATCCGACAATTTTAGATATTATTGACAAACCAAAGCTTGATTATCCTGTTGTAAGTTATCCCACATTTGAGGCTCTACAATATCACCCTGACAAATTTATCCCAACAGATCCAGTAAAACAGCCAGAACAACAGCAACCAGACATACCACAGCCGCCAGAATATAAACCTCAAGTCAAAAAAGATAAAGAGTTTTTTGTCAAATGCCCCAATGAAGATAATATTCCAGTAGGAAGTTACCCTAATGATTTGAAATTACAGGTCGTTATCGGTCATTCAATAAAAAATG